CATTAGCACCAGACGTAAAATCGAGGTAATTTGTTTGAAGCGTTTGCTTTTGTGAAGCAGGCACGCTATTCAAATTACCTCCAGGATTTGAAATTGCCATAATTCTTAAATTTTAAATTGTTATTATTTTCTTTTATTACTTTTTATTTTAAATTTAAAATCTGAAGAAGAATCTCCTAGAACTCTAACTTTTAAACCACCAGCCTCATATTCACCGTGTGTTTTTCTAGGTTCTAAGTTTATATTTTTGTCCTGAGCAATTTGCCCTTTGATAGCGTCAGCTTTACCTTGTTCATAAAAATGTTTAGCAATAGCATCGGCATTCATAGCTGTATATAAAGATTTATGATAACCTTCAGTATCTTCAATAACTGTATTATCTTTGTTAGCAAACTTACTAACAAAATTATTAATATCACTTTGAGCTTCTTTTACTTTATTAACATCTTTAATATTAAAACGATATTTTTTATCTCCAACATTATATTCAAAACCTTTGAAATTTTGTCCAAAGAAACTATCTGTTTTATTTAAAAAAGTTCTTTTTCTTTTCTCAGACTCTTTTTTATTTTCTTCAGATTCATTATAGAAATTAATAGCCTTTTGTTGTTCTTCTGTAAGTTTACTTCCAGCTTTAATTTCTTCATAGTACTTAGACTTTTGCCCGTCTAAATAGGCTCTAGCCTCGGCAACTTGCTCTTTAAGGGCTATTTTCTTTTTACGTTGTGTTTTCTCGTCATCTATTTCTTCGTCAATACCGAAATTGTCTTCTAATAAAAACGATCTTTCTTCTGGTGACAAGTGTGATTTTGTTGATCGATAATACTCATCTAACACATCAGAGTCATCCATACTACTAATGTCTTTATTTAAATTAACATAGTCTTGTATGTCACCTCCAGTTTCTTCCATAAAATCTACAAGCTTTTGTATATTTTCTGGTAAAGGAGTTCCAGTGGCTTCTGCTTCTTCTACAGCTTCTACAACCGCATCTTCAACAGCTTCTATTTTTTCTTCTTCTGTAATCTCTTCTATTATCGGCTCATCAGTATCTTCAACGTTTTCTTTTTGTTCAACAACCTCTTCAACGACTGTTTCTTCTTTTTCTTCAGGAGGATTACTTAAGTCTACCTTGTAAACTGTATCATCTTCTTCTGATTTAAACTTAGAAGTAAATTGTCCTTTTTCGTTTCTAGGTTGTTTTTCTTCTTTAACCTCTTCTATAGGTTGTTCTGTTGTTTCTTCAACAACTTCTTTTTTTTCTTCCATAATAAAATTTTATAAAATATTAAATACTAAATTGATCCATACCTGCATCTCCGCTAAGTATATCATTACCTGATGACTCAAACTTATTAAATGAATCACCCTGTTTTCTTTGACTTATCATTTCTTTTTGATGCATAGCTTGCTGATCAACTCTTTGATCTCTTCTGTCTTCTCTTTGTTGTTCTAGTTGGTTGTTAGTTTGTTGCTTCATACCTTCTAGTTGAGAATTTAATTCAAACTCAAACTGCATTAATTCTTTTTTAGACTGAACTTCTTGTTGTAAGTATTGTATTTTTAATTGAGTTCTAGTTTGTTCTAATTGAGCATCTGTTTCTGCTTTAGCTTGATTTTTTTGAACTTCAGCTTGTGCCGCGGCCTGTTGAGCTTGAGCATTAGCCTGCGCTTGCGCTTGCATATTTTGTTGTTGCATTGCTTGGTCTTTTGCCTGCTTTGCTTTTCTTTTTACTTTTAATAATTCATTTGCTAGCTTAACGTTTCTAACATTACGCAAATCTATTGCATCATCTAAATCAATCATGCCTTGACTTAAAGCAGCTTGTATATTATTTTCTAATATAGCCTTTTCTTCTTCATCTGGCATTAATTCTATAAATATACCAAAGTCATAAAGATGTAAGTTTTTCATTTCATCTAAAGTTGCTACATTATGAGCACCTAATGCTCTTATGAAAGCATCTCTTGTTGGTGAGTATTCTATTATATCAGCTATACGTAATGACAAGCACTCTGCCACTTCAGCCGTTATAAATAACATCGATTGCAATAAATGTCTTGTTGCTGTGTTAGAGTTAGCGGCTGCTAATTTTTGCACTCCTACTAAAGCGTTTTTGTCTGGCGTTGTAGCATCTCTAGCTTCATTTAATCCTGTCACATCACGTATCATTTGTAAATAATAGTTATATGTGCTAATTAAGCTTTGTAGCTTGCCTCCATTTATACCGTTATTTATTTGTTGTATTGGTACTTTTCCTGGATTACCATCGCCGTCTGCTGTAAAACTTCTACCTATAACACTACCAGTTTGGAAGAACATGTTTAAAGCTTCTTGTGGATTATAATTTGTTCCATTACCTAAATCTATTTCAGCTAAGCCATCAGCATCTAAATATACACCGTCTGGTACCATACGTGCCATAACTTGTTGAAGCTTTAAATGCGTTAACTGTATCATATCAGCAAAGCTAGTTATTCTTCCAACTAAACTTTCTATTCTACCTTCATACATCCTTGGTGCTACTATTTGATAATTCATTTTAACACTGCTAAAATCAGAATCTGTCCTCATCATATTAGGACACATTCTCCATTTTAACATTTTATCAGAACCTACTAAGTAAACGCCTTCATAAAGTGTTTCTATTACTCTTTCAAGTTTTTCAAAATTACCCTCCATGTTATCAGGTGGATTAAATGTATCATCTTTTTCAATTACTTTCTCACCACCTGCTTTAGTTTGTTTTAATTTATAAACACTATTCATATGTGTTTTATAATTAAAGTAAAGTACTTGAACTTTATTCTTATCTCTATTACCTATATAATCTGACGGATATGCCCTATTATTTGTTATTTCTTCTATTTCACTTTCTGTTAATTGTGGAAACTCTTTTACTAATTCGTTTATAGGTATTTCTTTTATTTCTCCTATATAATAAATGTCTTCAAAATAAGGAGACTCTGTATAAGAATAAACTAAAGTAGCTGGATCTACATATTTAGCTTTAGCACCGCTACTAAAATCAAAAGTTGTTTTTGTTGCACCTATACCTAAAACAGTTAAGTCATATAAAACTCTACGTCTTACTAAATCATAATCACTGTTTTCTAGTAAAACGTTTAAAGCTTGTTCTTCTGCTAATTCAACAGCTTGCTTATAATTTAACTGCATATGTAAAGCTAATTCTTCTTCGCTGTCTGGTAATTTTTCTTTTTCAGTTTCGTATAAGTTTATATTAAATTGTTGTTGAACTAAATCGTTAAACTCTTTAGCTCTCATATCTCTAAGTATAGTTTCCATATACTCAGTTCTTTTACTTACACCATATTGATCTTGTGAAAAACAATTTATTTCGTAGTTTCTTTGAGCCATACCGTTAACAACGATATCTACGAATTTAGGAATAATTGGAACGGGCTTCCAATCTAAATTAAGATAAGATAAATCACCATTGATAGATAATTCATTTTTATATTTTTGTATTGGCTGTTCTCCTCTAGCATATAATCTTAGCGTGTGAAAATTATTTTTATGACTATTATATTTAGACGTTGAGCCTGAAAACCATTCATGCCTTATAGCTCTAGCTACTTTTAAACCATATTCTTCACTTAGTTTTTCTAAATCACTTACCGCTTGCGACGGAAAATTTATAGAGTGTTCTATTAATCTCATATTTTATTTTTAATTATTCTAGACGAAAATCCTTTATTATTATATTTTGATATATGAAGGTTTAATGGTGTTATTTCTCTTTCTTTATTTGGTTTATATAAATGTCTATTGCATCCCATTATAGCTAAACCAGAACTTATAGAAGCATCGTGTTTTGTTCTTTTGTTTATATCAAACTTTGACCAGTCATTAAGTGTTTCATTAAAGTACATAGTGCCATAAGTTCCATCTTTTAATAAGCCAACATGATCATTAATGTACATCTCAATAGCAGCGGCGTGAGCTTGCTTTATATCTTCACTAGAGTTTGGTATACCACCTACTTCTTTTTCTGTAGTTGATAACTTATTCCAAACTTTATCTGGTCTGTTCATACTAAAAGCTCTGTAGCCTCTTCTTCTTAAATAGTATAGCAGTCTTGGTTTATTATTTTCTGCAAGTAATGGCATACCATAAAATACTAGTGCCATTAAAACATCTTCAAAAAATATCTCAGCTGTTTGTGGTCTAGCTATATATTCTAAAAAGAACGTATTAGCTGGAGCATCTTCCATTGAAAACTTAGTTAACCCATGCAAGGCACCTTTAGATCCTGTTCCATCAACTGTTCCTGATATATCGTATGAGTCACACCCAAACGCTCCCATGTGCTCGTTGCCTGGATATTTTACTCCGTTTTTTAATATAACATTATTTTGCAAGTTACTATTAGGAATCCAACTAACTTTAAATCTACCATTAGGATCAGCATTAAAAACGACTTGAGTATCTTTTACTCCAGCTATCCATTGAAAATTACCAGTTGTTAATACTGATGAATTTTTGTTACCTTCGTTGTAGTCTATTTGCTCATATATTTTTATAAGATTAAATATACTATTTTTTGTTTC